GGCAACAGCCTGCTGGGCGGTAAGGGTAAATGCCTGTGCGGTCTGATCAACATGGTTTTTATTGTCCAGCACCTCCTGCCCCATCTGGGTAACCAGCTGTTTCGCTTTCTCCACTGCCTGTTCGGATGCCTTGGCTTTACGTTCTGCCAGTTCTGCATTTCCTTCTGCTGTCTCCGCTCCCGCCTGAGCGTTCTGTGCGTTGGTCTCTGCGGTCTTGGCTGCCTGTTCCGACAGGGCTGCATTTCCTTCTGCTGTCTCCGCTCCCGCCTGAGCGTTCTGTGCGTTGGTCTCTGCGGTCTTGGCTGCCTGTTCCGACAGGGCTGCATTGGTAGCGGACTTCCGGACTGCCTGAACCGCCTCGTGGAAGATATCCGGGTCTTCTCCGCCGCCGGGGACTTCTGGTTCTGGGCGGGACTTAACCCGCAGTTTGATCTTGTACTCTGTCTGGCCGGATGTAGCATCCGCTAAATAAACAAAAGCAAAGATATCATAGTCAGATGTGGCGCCTTCATTTTCCAGCATGGAATCCGGGATCACTACATCCGTCACGCCATCCTTGGTGACGCCAACGCGCATAACAGATGTACCACCAGTCTCCTGCAGGGAAAAATGAATTTCCACCATGGATGGAAGGTGCAGGCCCTGGATCCGGAGTATCTGACCATAGTCGTGCTGCCACAGGCCGTAAGCACTGGCCATGGCGCTGTATGGGTTAAATATCGCTGTTACCATTTTTTCTCACCTCCTGATTATTCTGCAATCTTTTTATTTCTTCTATTTCTTTTTTCATGGCATCTATCTGCTCTTTCTGGCTCTTGAGCATGGCAAACATTGCCGGTATCAAAATCCTCTCGCTCCAGTCATCCGTCAGTCCTTCTTCATTTTTTACCGCCGCAGTCGGAAGATATGTCTCTACATCTTCCGCAATCGGCATGACCTTATTGAAACATGAAGAGTTTCGATTCACATAATCATTTTTATACTTCGCCCAGACTGGCTGTATCTGATACCATTTTTCGATATCCTCTTCTGATACGTTGTGTCCGATGGTTTTATAGCGCTTAGATGATGAACTGCGATACACGCTGTTTCCGTTGATAACAAGATTGCTTCCCACTGCTGTTCCCAATCCATAAATATTAAATGGGTTCCCGCCATCTCCAAAATCTCCGCTTCCTGACTGCCCAGCCAGATGCAGATCCAGTCCATACATGATCTGGAAATTACCTGATTCCAATCTTGCAATGCCATCTTTGTCTCTGATTTTTACATGACCGTCTGTACTCTCAAGGAATCGTCCATTAAATTTCCATCCCGGGAATTGTACATTTCCATCTGCCACATTTAATCCATTATTAAACTTTGGCTTACTGGAAAAAGTAGCATCACCGCTTACCAGCATTTTTGTTATGTTATTTAAAACCGCACTTGCTATCGTTGCTTTTACTGCATCAAGGTTTTTAAACAATCCATCCATTCCATCCTGACTGGAACTAAAAGTAACGACCGGTTCTATTTCATATCCTACTTGGGTATCATCTGTAAAAATAGCCTCTTGCACATACTGAATCCCATTTTTACTAATCACAACACCTTTATAGGAATAACTTGAACCATTTGGAAAATAATCATAAAAAAACGTAAGACCATTGTTATCAAGCCGGCCGATCAAGTTACCGCGATTATCATATATATCCTGTCGGCCATTTCCATTATTTATCCCACCGAGCTTTAAAATTCCCGAAAGTATGTATGAAGCGCTGACGTATAATTCCCCATCTTTCATATAGATGCCCTTCAGCCTGCCGTTATCGGTGAGGATATTAAAAATCTCTTCCTGAGTCAGATTATCAACATCCCGCACAACCGCAACGCTCTGGACATCCAATGGTGTACTTGTTCCGCCCGAAGCGTAAAGCGTACACCGGATACTCTTTACAGATGTCGATGTCGGAGTGTGGGTGTGGGTGCTTTCGTTGTAACCGGAAACATATTTTTGGTAATAATTTGTCCCATCCGTAGATTCCTCGATTTTAAACCGTCCAGAATATGGGGTTCTTGATGCAGTAGTGCCATCCCTGTAAAAAGAGGAAAATGTAACAGATCGGGGCGTGTACGCATTGTTTGCTCCCTGCTTTATAACCAGAGTGTCTGGCTGCAGGATGTATGTTCGGCCGTCCTCCCCTTTTACTCTCGTCCAGGAATATCTTGCCGGATCATAACTGTCTGACTGCTCATAATCCACGTATTGCCCCATATACAGCTTGTTTGTACTGTCGGTGGTAGAAAAATCAGTCCGTCCATCTGCGCTGTTCGCGTAAGCAAAATGCACATAAGAGGTTTTACCATCTTCTCCCGGGATACCGATTCCGTCCTCTCCATCCTTGCCATTGTCCCCCATAAACTGCGTCCATGTATATCTTGAGGGACTGGTGCTGTCAAGCTCCTCAAAATCCACATAGATACCGATATATTTAGCAGGGCTCTCTTTTATCTGGTAGCTGTACTGCGGATCTGGAACATCGGAAAACTTTATATGGACATAAGATGTCTTTCCATCGGTTCCCGGCGCACCAGGAGTTCCTTTGTCTCCATATACGCCTATCACTCGCGGATTTACCGTTTGTTTTGAGCCGTCGGTGTAATCAATAACCTCGTAATTCCACAGATATCTCTTTTGCTCTGACATGCTCTGCACAGTCGTGGTCCATCCATAAGTAGATGTAGTTACCCCACTTGCTTGCGAGCTCGCCAGATAGTAATTGGTAATGCTGGAGATGCCTTTGCCGTCCTCTCCGTCCTGACCGGTTTCTCCATAGACGCCGATCACACGTTTTTGGGTGTCCTCGGTATGTCCGTCAGAATAAGTAAACCTCTCATAGTTCCATAAATATCGGTTATACTCCGTCATTTGTGGAGGGGTTTGGTACCATTTACTGGGCGCCACTGTGCTGCTTGAGGATACTGCATAGTACTCTGTTATGCTCTCTAAGCTGTTCCCGTTATCTCCCGGTGCTCCGGCTTTGGCTTTGGCTATGGAAAATACCTTTGATATTGTAATTCCTGCATAGGTTGCTGTGATCGTTACGGATCCGTTGTCTCCGGACATGCTCCTTACTGTATATCGTTTCCGGGTCAAGTCCCAACTACCATCAACGCCGGAAGATGGATTGATCGTATACTGCGCCTTGTCGCTGTTGGTAATGTCTGTAGTACCGATCAGTAGCATCACATCTGTATAGCACTCGCTGTAATCCCCGCCGGTACCGTCCGCTTCCGTCGCAACAGAGCACATGTCGTTGGTCAACTGCAGCGTCAGAAGCCGGATCTGGGCTGTTGCATTGTCGATTTTGCCATTCACATAATCTTCGACTGTCTGGTCATCGACCTTAAACGCTTCTCCGGACAGTCGGAATTCTCCGGTGTCCAGATTCCAGTAGTTTTTACCGGTCTTATCGGTCAGGATCCCGGCGATAATTGCATCTGCAAGGATACCTCGTGCCGTAACCGCAGTAGTCCAGTCCCAGTCCTTGCCGTCTGCTGTCCTTCTGGTAGCAAGCTGTAATCCTTGTGTCCCCCATGTCATGCATCCGAAAAGATCGCTGTCTGGGTCCAGGTCTTCTACAGTAAACGCCCTGCCTTTTACCTTTTGTGCGACGGTGGACTGCAGTTTCAGCTGTGTGTAGATACCGTTCAGGATACCCTGGACTTTCTCTGCCATGATGGTTCCGTCTGGGTTGGTGATGGAATCTACCTTGTGTTCCGTTTCAAACTGGCTGTCAAATGCAGTTTTAGCAAACTTTCCTAATTTGACTTTTTTATTCCGTCTGTTAATACAGTCATAGGTCAGTTCTGTCGCTCTTGCTGTGATTTCGATGTCCAAAACACGATGACTGCATTTGACATCATCTCCCAAACCAATTTTTTCAAGGTCTTTGTAATCCTTATATTCTTCCGTGCCTTCCAAAGAAATCATATCTACTTCGTAGGTGATTTCCGGAAGATCTATTCCTGCAGCATACTGTTTCTGACATTCTTCTATAAGTTTTTTTCTAAGTTCTTCCAGAGTTTCGCAGGCGTTTTCATCCTCATCTGTGGAATCCTCTTTCAGTTTTATGTCACTAAATTCTATCGTTCTTGTATAGATTTTCTGGTATTTTTTAATATTCGGGCTGTCCACCCACGGAGCTTGTCCTTCAAGGGTGTATCCATTGTATGCGACCGGGATAATCCTTGTTATAACGTTGCTCATGTCAACATGCTCTTTGATTCCTTCCAGATTATACCCAAACTCCGCTCTTGCTCCATAATCCCCGCCTACACGCTGGTTTATAATAATTTTGTAATTATCATACAGGATTTCCCCACCCCAGCGATTTATAAAAGACTGATCAATGTCGCCATTTATCGCCTCCATCAGGTTTTTACGGACGTAATATGCGGTTGCTGCTTTCGTAATATCCGATTGACCGGAATAATTTGAGCCGGCGCAAAGAATATCAAGAGCCTGTTGTCCATTTTTTCCAGTGGGGCGGACATCCAGTAACGTGTGATCGTCTTTGGAATCGCAAAATACCGGAAGTGCTATTGCTGTTATGAAATCATCTGTCTTTTCTGTGTCGTATATCCGAAAGAGCTGTCTGTCTGATATCGGCGTTGGTGCGGATACTACTGCCTCTTTTACGATATGCTTAAATTTTCCATCCTCATCAATCGGCACTTCCAGTTCCAGGCTCCACGCATCATTTAAGATCATGGTGCATTCGCAGCTATACGGATCCAACGTCACATCTCCGTTAAAATCAAATTTCGTATTTCCCGGATCATAGATCTGTATCATATCAATAGCACCTCCAGTTCGGGATTGCCGTCAAGGCAAACCCGCTTGTTACAGATATACTGTTTCTTCCGGGAATCAAAATCATATCTTCGTAATTTCCGGATATAGCAGTATTTTGCATAGTGCCATCTGTTCGATAGGCAAGTTTCCTCTGTGTATCAATCGTGAGATTCTGTCCAACATTGGCCCTCACCTGCTTTCCGTTAATGGTAACGGTACACATTCCCTCGCCAGCAATCTTGTAGACAGGCAAACATCTTTCGCCTGGAGCAAGGAGCTTAACTGCTGTTCTTTCGCGCCATCCTGCAGGTACATATACCCTTCGCACCAAAAAGTTGCAGTAAGTTTTCCCTGCTTTTTGACCGCTCTTTCTGCAGTTCCTATGGTTACTTTTTTTACCCGGTAAAAATAATCCTTATCATCCGTAAAGGATAATTGATTGTCCACTCCAGACAGCAGCCACGTTTTAGCAGTTCTTAATCTATCCATCCACCGATCAGGATCCTGTTCCCGGAACGCAAGAGGGACCTCAATCTTTATATCCTTTACTGTTCCGGTGTCTCGATACAGCACACCATCCCTTCCGGGAATTTCGATTGCGTCATATATTTTCTCCGGAGACGGGATGTTAGGGCGTTTTTGTACAATCACACCAGCACTTACCCCTGTTTTTCCATTTATCCGAATGTCGTACAAAATCAATACCCCCTTGCCGCTTCCTTGATTCTTTTTATCTTGGTGGATCCGCTGTCTACAATCTGCGTAACATCTTTTTCAAATGCTCTTCTGGACGGATACATAGACAGCTCTTTTTCCGCAATAATTCTCAGATACGGCAGATAGGACCGGAACATATCAGCCGTCTCACCGTTTGCCCCTGCTTCAACAATTCCAGATCTTTCCGTTTCCGGACTGTAAATGCTGTCTCTGATCATATCGTTTACTTTAGATATTTCTTTTTCATATCCAATCCCAAAACCTTCTGCGGTATATCCACCAAGCTCTTCAAACACTTTTGACGGAGAATGAATACCAAGATCTGCCGTTGCCTGATTTACAGCAGCCGCACACATGGAAGCTACTGCATTAACCACCGAAGAGCTTCCGGCATAAATTCCATTGGCAAGTCCATAAGCAAGGTTTAATCCATGGTTATATAAGGACGGCGTTCTGGATGATACAATCCGCACGGATTCAATCATGCTCTTTGCCTGATTGATCGGCGCCATTTTTCCTGCGGATATTCCACGGGCAAGGCCTTGTGGCACTCTTTGTCCATACTGGTAAAATTTATCCTGTTTTAAAGTATTATTTACTGATGTGATGGTCTTGGTCGCCATGCTCTTTGCGGCTTCTGTGGCAAGCTTGGTATTCCGGGCGATTCCGTTTTTCAGTCCCTCAACTGTGTTTTTTCCAAGACGTTCCGTTCGTTTGGACGGGCTATGCGTTTCTGCAGTCTGTTCAGCAGATTTCATAAAAGCTTCAAGTAGTTCTTGTCCGCTTTCTTCTGCTTCTTTCTGCTTGTCTTCAATGGCGTTTTTAAATCCATCCCATGTATTTACACCAAGGTCTTCCATGGCTTTCTGCATTTTTTCTTTTCCACCGGATATACCCTCTGAAAATGTCTGAAACGCAGAATCCACCGCTTCTGCAGTTCCGGTTTTAAAATCAAGGGACTGATTCCATAATTTATTTGCTTGTTCCAGCTGCTCAGGAGTAGCGTCTACAAACGCCTGTACATATGCATACCCTTCCGGTCCTAACTCTGCCAGGTGCTGAAGGAGGCCTTCATCAATTCCTCTTCTTGCCAGCGATTCCATATTTTCTGCCCAGGTAGTTACGCCGTCAATCTGTGACTGCATGTTATTCAATAGTGTTTGTGTAGTGATTTCCTGTCCAGCATCAAATTCGCTGAACATATCCATCTGAGCCTGTATGGATTCTGTTACTGCGTCACGGAATGAAGTATATTTTTCAATGATTCTTCCTGTAGATTCCTCAATGGTATCCGCCGCATTAACATTTGCTTCTGCATTTGCCCCCTGAGCTTCAGTAAGTGCTTCTGTACTTTCTTTTACCTCTCCTTGGGCCGCTACCATTCCGCCGAGTTGCTCGATGGTTTCTCCTACCGCATCTTTTGTCGCATAATATTCTTCTTTTGCACGCTCTTGAGTTTCTTTAGCCTCTTCAAATGCTTCCTCGGTTTGCTTTACTACTTTTTGAGCTTTCAACTGTTCTTCATAATGTTCACCGCAAACATCAATTAACCCCGTCGTTGTTTCTCTGCTTTTTTCGGTGGTTTCGTTAAGTTGCTCCATTGCCTCATTATAGGCATTTTCTGCTTTCGCGGCATTGGTTTGCGCTTCGAAAAGCGCCTGCAGGCTATCTTTCTTTGCCTCCACGGCAACCTGCTGAAGCATATAAGCTTCTTGGTTTTCCACTAGCTTCTCTATTTCCGCGTTTGTAAGATTAATGCTGCTTGTTTCTTCATCAAAGGCTGCTGCCAATTCCGGAACACTTTCGGACAGCTCTTCAACAATTCTCTTAATCTGGTATTTTTGGAATTCTGTTTTTTCCGTGACGCCATTTAATTCCAGTAAGGTATCTTTGTATACATCAAGTTTTGCTGCTTCGTCTTTTGCGGAACTCATTGATTCTTCAACTGTATCCAGGATTTTTTGTATGCTTTCGGTGTTATCCGAAATTTCATCTGTAAACTCTTCCAGGGCTGTTTTAGGTGGATTTACTTTTTCTGCGATTCCATCCAGAATTTTTCCTATCCCATCCAGGCCTTTATCTATAACAGGAAGTGCATCATCCGCAATCGGCTCTAAAATCTCTGTCTTCACTTTTCTCCCCAGTGATTCCAGATTGCTTTCTACACTGTCGTAGCTGATCTCTTTGATGGATTCCATAGTGCCGTTGACGCTTTTGTATGCGTCATTTACCTCCGTAAGAGAACGTATCACGTCCATAGCGTTGTCTTCTCCCAGGGAGCTCCATACGGTACTTGCTAAAGTCAGCGCTTCCTGCTCATTGGTACAGCTTTTCAGGTCTTCAATCACAGAATAAAAAACATCCTTGGAGGTTGCTTTCCCTTCTTTCATAGCATAAAAAAGATTCTGAGTTTCCGCAGAGAACGAACTTAAATTTTCTTGGATTCTTCCATCCGATAAGGATATCGCAAACTCTTTTACAAAATCGTTCACTTTATCCAGGCTGTATGCACCGGAATCCAGACCGTTCTGAAGAATCATAAACATTTCTTCTGCAGAAAATCCCGCCTGCTGCCACAACGGCCCATACTCTGCGATATTGTCTCCTAATTCATCCGTTTTGTTCAGGCCATTCTGTGCGCCTTTTGCCATAAGGTCAAACGCCTCTTTGGAAGACAGGCCCATTTTTTTCGTCAGTACATTAACACCGCGGATCGTCTCTGACAGATCCATGCCAAACACATCCTCCAGTGCCATTGCATTCTCCGTCATATCCTTCAAATCCGAAGAATCCAGCTCCCCGGTGTACTGTTTCACCTTCTGCATGGCTTCCGCCACACTTTCCAGGCTGTCTCCATAATTGTTGGAGTAAATGTCTTTCAGGACCTCTTCGTACTGCTTCATTTCTTTCACGGACGCACCAGTTGCTCCCTGAAGTTTCGCGGAAGCACT